CCGAAATTCCGCTTGCCCGTGAGACCAAAAAGGCCAAAGCTGCCGAATTAACGTCTCAACGAGGTCGACCGAAGCGGAAGGGCAAAGCGCCGTGGGAGAAGGCGGGCGTCAGCAAGGCGACGTGGTATCGCCAGAAGTCGAAGTAAGTCGGTACAGCCACCCTGGCAGCTTCACGCGTGGTCGACCAAGGATCGAGGGTCAGCGCCCATGGCAGGCGCTGGGGATTTCTCGACAGGCTTGGTACAAGCGAGGGCACACCGTGGCCGACTATCCGAAGCCGTCCGATCCCCAGTCGTGGCCAGAATTGGAGCTGCCGCAAAGCGACGTGACCGAGTGGCCGTCGCGCATATGTGCCACCTCGATCGGTGAAGCTGCATGGATGTTCGAGCGCATCCATCCTGATGTCGCTGGCGGTTTTATCTGTGTCGACGTTCCGCGCGCCGAGCTGTGCTTCACGCTCGACCAAGCCAGCCGGTTCTTCCAGAAGCTTCCGCCGCCGCCGCATGCCGACGGCGTGTCGAGCTGGGTGCCGACCGTCGATCGCGTCGAGCTGGCGCTGCTCGGCAAGACGCTCGAAGAGACGTGCGAGCTGGGCAAGATCGCCGCGCGCTGCATCATGCAGGGGCTTGACGATCGCGATCCAGAGACCACGGTCGCCAACCGCATGGCGCTCACCGCCGAGCTGTCCGACATGGAAGCGCGCATTCTTGATGTCCGGCAGGTGCTCGAATTGCCGATGCTGATCGAGAACACGGTGCGCAAATCCAAATTCCATCTGTCCTGGTTGCGCGACCTCGCGCGCCGGTTTGGATCGCGGTGGCGGCCATGACCGAGATCACTGAGCGCACCATGATCCCGGCGCATCCGGAATGGTTTGTTGCGGTCTACGTCAAAGGCGGTACGGACAAAGAGACCGGTGAGACGTGGGAGGATTGCTTCCACCTGCACCCAATCGTTGCTTGGGAAATCGAATATAAATCGAGTCCGTATCATCCTATAGCCAAGCGCGATTCTCGTGAGCGAGTGATCCACCGATGGGCACATCCGATTTGTTTTGACTGGGATGAGAACTTGGCCAACCCCTGGATGGTCAAGGACCCGTCCGGGTTTTTCCGTGATCCGGAAAATGGATTTGCGAAAGAAGCTGACGCGTTGAAGCATTGCGCCGAGGTGCCGTCATGATGACCGACATTCAATTGCTCGCCTATTGCGGCATCCCGATCGACCATCCGGTGGCTGTGAAGTTTCTCGCCGAGCTGACCGCCGAGCGTCGGCGCTGCTACGAGAGCATGCGGCAGCTCGAAACGGATGTTGAGCTGTGGCAGGCGGGGCTCGGGCTGAAACCGACGGGCGCGATCCTTCACATGGAGCGGGGGAAGCGATGACCGATCCCAAACACGAAACCGGTTCTGTTGAGGTGGTGAAGCCAGTTGATCCGCCGCCGCCCGCGCCGTCGTCGACATTCCAGAAGCCGGCGCCGTCGGCCATGGCGCCGTCCACCGGAGCTGCCGCCGCCGTCGCCGACACTCACGAGCCGTTCATGCAGCTCACCTCGATGGGCACGATGCTCTATGCGCTCGATCGCAGCGGCCGTGTGTGGCAAATGCAGCCACAGGGTCATCAGGTGTGGCTTCCGCTGCCGACACAGCGAGCAGAGCAATAGATGGCGATCGGTCCCGGCAAGTACGACGATCTGTGCACCGTGGTTCGCGAGACCGCCAAGGCGCAGGCGGTGATCATCATGGTGTTCGATGGCGACAAGGGCAGCGGTTTCAGCATTCAGGGGCCGTTGGAATTCTCGACCACGCTGCCGCGCGTGCTGCGCGAGATGGCGAACCAGATCGACAAAGACCTCGACGGGTGAGACCGCTCACCGTGTGGTGCTACGGCTACCACGGCTGCGGAATGTGCGATGGACCATGTGAAGCAATAGGGGAAGACGATGAACGACGAGACCCACAGTCACGAGGAAGAGGTTGCGATCCTCGCGGTGATGCAGACCAAGGAATTTCAGAAAATCCAAACCGACTTCGCGCGCCACCGGTTTCTCAAGCTGGCGACTGCCTATTGGGACCTGTCGTCGAAGGAGAAGCGCACCCGCAAGCCGCGCGCGGTGGTGACGCCGATCGCCCAGAAGGGGTGATCATGCCAACCCCGGCGCTTACAGCTGACGGTCGCGTCCCGATCAATGTCGAGGAGTACGGAATCGACATCGACACTGACGAGGGCAAGGAGGAGATGTCGAATCTGGTTTTCCATCTTTCTGGTGTGTACGGCACGCCTATTCATTTCGTCTTTCTGCGCGGTGGTGAAGAGGTCGGCCAAGCGATCATCAAGTCGCCGTTCAAAGACCTGCAACACTGACGTGCCGTGTTGTTCACCGTCCTGGCCTTCGGGTTATGTGCGGTGTTTCAAGAGGGCGACCCTGATACAGTTCTGATCGGCCGCATGCTCGGCGCCAACGGCTGCATCCTGCAGCTCTCGATCGCCGACACTGACGGCAAGGAAACCGAACCGTTGATCGTTAATGTGCCAGACTTCGTCCGCCACCCGCTGATCGCGCACCGCTATCGCGTGACGATGATGCGGACCTATGCGGTGGTCGCGGTCGACGGGCGGGAGTTCAAGGTGCCGCGCGAGAGGTCGCTATGATATCGCAACGCACGATCGAGAATGCCGCCGGCATCGACGAGGCCGTCGCCGCCTACATCATGAAGCAAGAGACGTGTGCGGCGCGCACGGCAATGGATTGCCTCGCGCTTTGTGTTCGGCGGTTCGAGTATGGTGCATTCGGAATTCTCAAGGCTGCAGTCGACGAGTGCAGACGCGAGATGGCCCAGGTAGCTCAGTCGGTAGAGCACGTGGTTGAAGACCATGGTGTCGGTGGTTCGACTCCATCTCTGGGCACCACATGAATTGGCTTTGGCTCATTGCTGCGGTTGGGTTCGGCTATTTGATCGGCGAGGCGGTGTGGCGACTATGGGGACCGGTGTGAGCAAGTTGACGTGGAAGACGGCGCCGATCTCAAACAAGCTGTGCGCTGACACTGGCGGGGTCGGCCGCTTCATGATCCATCCGCGCGACAACGGCCGCTTCGAGCTTCGCCTCAACGGGTTCTTCGTCGGCGTATTCGATACCGTCAAGCTCGCCAAGGAGCGCGCCGAGCAGAGCTTCGCTGCGTTGGTGACGGTCAACGGCGAGGGCGACGTGTGAAGCTCGATATCATCATCACCAAGGACGAAGTCACGATCGAGGGCGTGGTGGTGAAGCGGCCGGCCTGGATGGCGCCGTCGGAATGGCGCGACTTCTGGCGCAACGCAGTCGATCCGCCGAAAGCCCGCGAGCCGTTTTATGGATTTGGTGCAGATGACTGATCGCAACCGCGACCGCTACAAGTTCACGATCCGCGCCCACGGCGTCTATCCCGGCGCCCAGGTGGTCGACATCACGCTCGACGGCCAGCTGATCGCCACCGTGAACGCGATGGACGATGACGACGGCAATCCGCTCATCAAGGTGCTGTCGCACGTATTCGTCGATGTCGAGGTCGACGATGCAGTGCCGCCGCCATCAGTGCTGATCAAGCTGCGAAAGTTTCGTCAATGAGCAGTCCGAAGGATTCCCGCGACGGTCGCTTCGGCCGTCAGCCCGAGAATATGGCGATTCCGCAGCTGCTGCGCGCGATGGCTGGCGGTGCCCTCCACAAAGAGAGCGGCACCGATGTGGTGTTGCGGCAGGCTGCCGACGAGCTGGACGAGGCGTGGAACGAGATCGAGACGGCTGTCGAGATGATCGCCGAAGCTGCGGCGCTGCTGCACGAGAGTACCGAGCCGCTCAAGGCGCACGGCATGCGGCTCGGCCAATGCTCGAACCCGGAATGCAAGCTGGTGCACTTGGCGTTGACCGATGAAGAGGACCGCCCAATCGCCACCGGCGTGATCAAATCAGGGGAGCTGCGCCAGATGATCCACTGGTGCCGCGAGGCAGGTATCGAACCCTAAACGGAGACACACATGGCCAAGGTCGCAGTTCTTCTGAGGGACGTTGAAGGCAAGAGCCACATCGTCGTGGTGTCGAGCATCACCGGCGTCGAATATGATCCAGGCAAGCCGGCGGTGAAGGCAGAGCCCGCGGTCGAGGCGGTCGAGGGCGATCCCGGTGAGCCGGCATCCGGCGCTAATCCAGGCCGGCCGCCGAAGCCTGCCGTCGAGGCCAAGGACGAGGTGAAGGCCGAACCCGGTGAGCCGGCGACCTGCACCATTGCCTATGGCGGTGGCTCGGCGAAGGTCGCAATGAAGGCCGGAGACCTCGTCGACCTTCTCAATTCATAGTCTGCGGAGAAGGAAAGGAAATCAGCCGGCCGCAGGCTTTGCGGGGAGAGGCTGATCGGTGTCGACAATCGTTTGTCTCTCCCCGACCAACCACGGAGGATCAGATGAGCGCATTAGACGACTGCGTTGCCGAACTCCGCGCCATATCGGTTGCGATCAGCATGAGCGCCACCGATCCCGTGGCGATCGACCTCGCTGACAAACTCAAGACCGCGGTCGTAAATCTCGCCGCCATTGTCGATGGTGGGGAGGCCACCGCAGCCAAGCCGGACCCTACGTCGACCTGACCGTGGAAGGCATGCGAAGACCGCCAGATTGGCGATCTTCGTCGTTCGTGCGCATGCAGTGGGTGATCGTCATCGCCTCGATCGTTGGTCTCATGTTGGTGTTGTTACGGCGGTGAACTGTGAACATCGATGTCCCACGCGAGCAGGTCGATCTATCGGATCGCTGCTGGCTCAACCCCCAGCTCGAAGCGTATCTCGTCAGCGAGCCCCTGTTCGCGCGCCGATCGTTCGCTCGCTATCGGCGGCTGATGCGCCCGGCTATGAAGTGGGGCCGCTTCCCGCTCGAAGTGTCACATGCGTTGCAGCTGTTCTATCGCGACCTGATCGTCGGCAAGCGGCCCAAGCTCGCGATCATGGCGCCGCCTCAACACGGCAAGAGCCTCGCAGCTGAAGACCTCGTGTCGTGGCTTGCTGGCAAAGCGCCGCATCTCAAGACGATTTACGCCTCGCACAGCGAAAGCCTCGGGGTGCGCTGCAATCTCGGCGTCCAGCGCACCATGCGGTCGCCGCGCTTCCAGTCAGTGTTCACGACGACGATCGGCGACAGAGGTTTCCTCTGCAACACCGATCTGATCGAGTACGGCGCCCATGGTGGCTCGTTCCGCAACGTCACCGTCAACGGCACCATCAACGGCATGGAGCTGCATCTCGGCATCATCGACGATCCGGTGAAGGGTCGCGCCGAGGCCAACTCGCCGGAGCTGCGCAAGAAGATTTGGAATTGGTACACCGACGACTTTCGACCGCGCTTCGCCGCCAACTCCGGCATGCTTTGGATCATGACGCGGTGGCACGTCGACGATCCGCTCGGTCGTGCGATCGAGAAGGAAGGCGAGATCAAGGTTCTCAAGTTCAAGGCCATCGCCGATCAGGATGAGCCCGGCCGTCGTTGGAAGGGCGCGCCGCTATTCCCCGCATTCAAGCCGCTCGACTTCCTCGAAGCGCAGAGGAAGATCATGTCGGCCGGCTCGTGGGAGGCCGAATACCAGCAAGAGCCGTACCTCTCCGGCGGCGGCATGTTTCCGATCGAGAAGCTCCGGATCATTCCGGTGCTCGATCGCAGCCAGATCGTCCGCTCGGTGCTCTCGGTCGACAAGGCCGGCACCGATGGCGGCGACGGCGCCCGCACTGCGATCGTGTTCATGCACCTGATGAAGAACAACTCGATCCTGATCGAGAGCGTCACCACCGGCCGTTGGGAATCGCGTGAGCGCGAGGACATCACCAAGCAGCTCGCCGAGGCGTGCCGCGCCTCGCTGGTCGGCTACTGCTACGACTTCGAGGTGGTGATCGAGCAAGAGCCCGGCAGCGGCGGCAAGGAGAGCGCTGAGGCGACGATCCGCAATCTGATGGGCTTCACTGCCAAGGCCGTGAAGCCCGGCGCGCGGCAATCGAAGACGGTGCGCGCCGAGCCGTTCGCCGCCCAGGTCCAGGCCAACAACGTGTGGCTGGTCGCTGGCCGGTGGATACAGGACTTCCTCGAAGAGATGGAGCCGTGGCCGTTCGGCCGAACGCTTGACCAGGGCGACGCCGCCGCGCAAGGTTTCAATCACCTGTGCGGCGGGCCGCCGTACGATCACACGTATTCTGGTTTCATGCCGGGGTCGCCATGAGCGCTGGTCATCTCTCCGGCACCGCTGTGCGCATGACGATCGGCAAAGAGACCTTCGACGGTGTCGTCGATCTCGCGTCGACAAATCTGCGCTCGCTCGCGGTTGATGCGGCCTCGGGCCGTCGGCTGTGCCTGTTGGCGGTCTACGAGAAGGCCGATGGGTTCTACAAGGACATCTTCACCGACGAGATGGTGAAAGTGGAGTTCGTGAAGTGACGCGCGACTTCCGAAACATACACTCCTGGGATATCGCCGAATTCAGCGCGCTGTTCGGTCGCGTCATGCTCTGTCGTTATTGCGATGATCGGTATGATGGTCCAGGCGCGCTGTGGATGTGGGAGATCGGCGGGGACTGGCCATCTCTGGAAAAAAGAAAAGGCTCGGCGTGGATGTGCTGAGCCTCTTGAAGTCATGGGTTGGTAAATGCATCGACGTTGTGTGTGAAACTCGGTCGACGACCGCATAGAGACTGGTGACTGCGGTGCAAATGTGGCGCATCAGCTGATGGGATACCTGATCGCATTCCGCGGTCTCAACGGTGAGATCGACAATCAGTCGGTTTCGATGATCGCGCGCGCCGAGAGGCGCACGCTGCACTACTTCAGTTATTTCGACTGGCAGGGCGCGGCTGGGCTGATCCGGCGCTTCCCCGACGACTACTGGGTGCTCGGGTTCTCGGTGGGCGGCAACGCGGCGACGCTGCATCCGTTCATGAGCAAGCTGCGCGAGATCAAGGCGACGCTGCCGACCAAGATCATCACCGTCGGGCTGTTCGACAAATCGCGCCGCTACGAAGACGGCAGCGTGCCGGTGATCAACTATCTCGACTCGACCGGCCAAGAACATCGTCACGATCCGCACTGCATCAACCTCGGCCCTCGCGTTGATCACCTCGGTCGGAATGGTGGCATGGCGATGGTGGCCAAGCTGCTGACCGAACCGCCGGGGAGTCCACGATGAGCGAGCAGCTGTCAGCGTCGGTCGGTATCGCCAGCCACGACGGCGTGCACTGGCACATCATGCTGACCTACAGCGATGGCGATGTCTTTCTCAGTGCGGCGTCGTTCACCGACAAAGCTGAAGCCGAAGCGGCAGCGCGGACCTGGGCGCTGGAAAACATGGACGGCACCAAACAATAATCCGATCGGGCACGGCCGTGGTGGCTGTGCGTTTCCTCCCCAACTTGGCGTCGGCGTTTCATGGCATTTGCGTCGGCGCCCCTTTCCTCACATGAGAGAAACGCATGAGCCTTGCTTTCGATGCGAGCCGTCGATCTGTCGATCCGACCGGCACCTCGAAACTGCGCGGCAAATTTCGAAGCGATCTGCAATTGCGGCTCCGCATGTTGCGGGCTCAGCTGCGGGTCGCCGTGGTGGAGCATGATGTTCTTGCGTTGGGTCGCGGCGGCATCATGTCTTTCCACCCGCCGGACGTTCGCTTGCGCGCGTTCACGCACTGGCTTGAGGTCGCCATCGCGAGCCTTGTCGCCGGGCATTGGGTGCGCGAGTACATCATGCGCGCGTCCGAAGCTGGCGTGGCGGCAGCGGTGAAAGAACTTGGGCTTGGCACCGCTGCCGCACGTCAAGCGTCGAATGATCTTCTCGAAGAGCAGACGGTGAACGAGATCGCCGGCATCGGCGACGCGGTGATCCAGCAGATCACGCGCGCCGCCACGGCGGTGATCCAGCGCAACATGAAGGCGCCGAAGGCTTACGCGTTGCTGGCGGCGACGTTCGACAAGGTGGCGTTGCCGCGCACCAAGGCGCTCGCCGATACTGCGGTGGTCACCGCGTTCAATCACGCCAAGCTCGACATCTACGAAGCAAACGGCATCAAGGAGGTGGGAATTGACCCAGAGATACATCCAGGGACCGTACGGACCCATAGCAGTGACGCGGCCACTGGCCACAACCGTCCGCCTGTCAAGCAGCGCCGTTCTCGGTGGAAGGCCGAAGCGGTCGGTGTCCGTACCGCCGCCGATGAAAAGGTTTGTCAGACCTGCGAAGATATTGCCGAGGACGGTCCCTACACGACCGATGAGGCGCGGGAGCTGATTCCCGCCCATCCACATTGTCGTTGCAGTGTCTATCGCTACTACGACAAGAGATTTCGTCGTGACAGTTCATTGGCTGGCGGGCTGTCACGATCTTAGTGTATGAGAGCCTGCCGACGATCGGCAACAGGGAGAAAACAATGCAACCGTTTTTGGCGATGATCTTCCCGGTAGGTGGCGGTCAGGGTCCGGTCGACCCGGGGTATGGCGTGCCGGGGTGGCCGGCGCACCCGATTGCGCCCGGTGGGCCGCCTCCGGGCGTGTGGCCCGGTCCTGGCCAGCCGGCGCACCCGATCGCCCCTGGCGGCCCTCCGCCGGGCGTCTGGCCGGGTCCTGGGCAGCCTGCACATCCGATCGCACCCGGTGGTCCGCCCCCGCATGTCGAGCATCCGATGCCGCCGATCGTCTGGCCGGAGCCCCCAGGCGGTGGACCGCCCCCGCCGGATGGCAAGCCGCCGCACGTCGAGCACCCGATCCCGCCGACGGTGTGGCCGAACCCGCCCCAGCCGGTGCCGCCGAATCCGCCGTGGTGGCCGGGACATCCCGAGCACCCGATCCCGCCGATCGTGTGGCCCGATCCGCCGCCGGCTCCCGGCTCGCTGATCGAGTGGAAGGCCGCATGGTCGCCGACAACCGGATGGGTCGTCGTCGGCCTTCCCCAGGTGCCGGTGCCGACGCCTGCGAAGAAGTAACCGCCTGAGATCGCTCACGCACAACGGTACGCACATTTGTGCGTGCGTTGTGCGTGAAGTTACTCAACCATTTGAGATCGCTCACGCAAACGACGCACAAAAATGCGCATCGTTGTGCGTGAGCTACTTCATACAGACCGATCCAAAGCCGCGGCATCATCGCGCTGTTCGGTGGTGCCGTTTGTGATAGCCTGTTCAAGTTCAAGCGTATGCAATTACGTGCAAGCGTGGCTCCCCGTGGGAGGGAGCGCTGTCAAAGGCGGGCCGCCGAACTCTTTCATCAGGAGGCTCGTTATGATCAAAGTCCTTTATGCAATGACTGCTGTGCTTGTACTCGTTGGAGGGGCGAGCGCGGCGGAACACCGTGAGAGAGCCGGCATGACCAGCTACGGCGACGGCTACATTCGCGGTCATGAGGTCGACGGCAATGGTCGGTTCTCCGATCGGACGCCGACCTGCTATCGGGCGGAGTATCTCGCCCAGCGCAACGTCTCTGGCGCGTGCTTCTAGTGGATAACGGGCGGGGGCGCTTGCTGCGCCCCCGTTTTGCAGTACGCTTTCCTGCCGGGCGAATTGCCGTCCAGAGGGGAAAGCCACCACGATGTCTCACGCGCTCATGGGCTGCAACGACAGCCCTCCCACCCATGTTGACATGACCTCGCTCAACGCCGCACTGCTGATGGTCGGCTTTGCGTTCGTGCTCGCGCTGCTGCTGTTCGCCATCTTCCGGATGGCGCCGCAGAAGCCGTACATCCGGGCACGAAAAAGCCGAGTCCTTTCGGACCCGGCTGAGTTGATGTAGTATTGCTGCGTTTCGCCTGTCCAGTTGGAGCCTACGAAGAAGTGCCCTCCGCCGCGGTCGCCGTTGCGGAGGTTTTCTTTTTCCGCTGCTCGCGCGCCTCGGCGGCGATCCGCGCGATGGCCGCCTCGACCTCCGCTTTGATCAGTGCGTCGAGGACCTGCATTCCGCCCAGCACCATGTAGGCGACCTCGGTTGCCTTCTGCTTGGTGATCTTAGGCGCGGTCGGCTTTCTGCGTCGCATATTAGTATCTCCGGTTTTCAAACAACTCGGCGGCGGTATTGCCGACCGATAGGCATATTATAACACACGCGAAAACGTGGTTTTCGCAGTTTGGCAAACATCAATGGGTTAGCGGGAGGTTTTCACCGTAACTACAGGCGAAAATAAATCCGTAACCTGCTTTTGAAGGATCGTCCGCCGTGAGATATCAGGTCCTCGATCCCAGCTTCAACAAGGGCAATCTCGGCGGCAACCTGATCACGGTCATCGACGGCATCGCCACCGTCAGCATGACGCCGCAGCAGGCATCTTACTGGCTCACCCAAGGCGCGGTGCTGCCGCTCGGTGCGGCCGGCCAGATCAACTACCAGCTGGCGTCGCCTGGGCTCGTGGTCAGCTCGCCTATCATCGACGTGCCGACTGAGACCGTTAGCGTGTTCGCGACCAACCTCTATTGTGGATCACCGGAGATCGATATGCCGGTGGCGGTCGAGATCGACACGTTGGTCTCGGCATCGCTCACGGTGAAGTCGCCGGGCATCGACGTGCCGACGTTCATGCAGACCTATCCATGGCTGCCGTACATCAACGGCGTCGCGCCATCCATGTTTGCCGACTTCAGAGCCAGCAAGTTCTTTGCGGGTGTCCCGCAGGCTGATCTCCCGACGTGGCTTACAGCGATCGGTGCCACGTTCTCGCGATCTGGCCCGGCGACCTACATGGATCGCGGCGTCGTCAAGACGGCGCCCGCCAATGTGATCCGTCTGCCGACTGATCTTGACGGCAATCCACTCGGCATGCGTTTCACCTCGACGGTCACCAATATCTGGCTGCAGTCGAGCAACATGCTGGCGTCGCCTTGGGCCGGCACTTTGACGAACGGTGGTTCGATCATCGGGAGCGTCGGGCCAAGTCCTGACGGCACCAACAACGCTTTCCTGATCACGAGCAACACCAGCGGCGCCACGTCGTACGGCTATATTGCGACCGGCGGTGTGGTGTTGACGCCGCAGACAAGCACGATCTTCGCCAAGCCGGACACATCGCCGACATTCAATTACGCGATATACAATCAGACGAGGTCCAATGCTTTCGTCAACGTGGCGATCAATTGGAATACTCCGGGGCCACCGACTGTCGCGTTCAACCCTGGGTCAATAGCTTCGAACGTCTCTGGCGTCATCACTAGATTGGCTGACGGTTGGTATCGCTTCGATTGCACCTACACCGCCATCGCTCCGGCTGTTGCTGGCGATCAGTTGCGATTGATCATCTATCCCGAGAACACCGGTGGAGCGAACACCGGCGTCGGCACCTATTTCTGGGGTCCACAGTTCACCAACACCGCCGGTGGCGTCGATTATGTGCCGACGACGACGACGGCAGTGTCGCAAGCCGTCGACCTGATCACTGCGCCCTATACTCAGGCGACGATGTCCGCGCTGGCGTCGTTCAGCGATGTGCCGGGAATCATCGGCTCTGTGGGCGGCATTGTCGGGTTTACGCAAAACGCCGCGCTGCTGTTTCTCGCCAATTCGACCAGCCCATTCCGTTCATTCAACGGAGCAGTGACGCTGAGCGGACCGCCTGGGACGATCGGCGGTTTGCACCGGATGATGGTCGCTGGCGGTCCAGCAGGACGCTCGATCGTGATCGATGGTGGAGCGCCGGTGTCCGACGCCAGCGCACTGGTCACGACGACGCCGACCGCGTTGCAGATCGGTGGCTACAACAGCGCCAATCAATTGAACGGCAACCTCGGCTCTTTCAGCCTGTGGTCAAACCTGATCGCTTCTGCTGCCGATCTGACGAGGCTCACCACTATCACCGGTCCGAGCTGGCTGCCGACCGCCAATGGTTACGCTCCGGCGCTCTATGCCGATTTCATCAACAATAATTATTGGTGGCTCGGCTCCGTCACGTCGGATGTCTACACTTGGCTGACCGGCATCGGCGGCACTCACACACGGCCGTCGCCAGCGAGCTACATCGAAAACGGTGTAGTGAAGTTCGTTTCGGCCAATGCGCTGCGCTTTCCACTGGGTGGAGGCATCAGACTTACCGGGGCAATCACCAACCTGATGCCGCACTCGCAGTACGACAACATCTCGTTCTTCTCGACGGGTGCTGCGACACTGACGCCGAACGTGGCCGTTGCACCTGATGGCTCGATGACGGCGGCGTCATTCGTGCCGACCGCCGGGACCGGTATCCATACCACAGCCTATGCCGCCGGGATCGGTTCGCAGGCGTCCGGCAACGTCTACACCTACGCGGTGATGGTGGCGCCGTTCGGCCCGAATGCGCAGAACTATCTGCTGATGCTCGACCCGCGCAATGCGGGCGTCGAAACCCCGGTCTTCAGCTTTGCCGGCAGCGGTTCGGTGGTGAACAACATCGGCGGTGCATCGCCGTTCATCATCAAGCTCGCCAACGGTTGGTTCATCATCGGGGTGACGTACACCAATCCGATCACCGGCAACCGCACCGGCGCGGTCAGCATGTGCGATGCCGCCGGCAATCGCTCTGTCGCCGCCGATGGCGTGTCTGGCTGGTACGTCTGGGGCCAGAACTATACGCAGACTGCATTCCTTGCCGATTACGTGCCGACGGTGGCGGCGGCAGCGACGCAATCAGCTGACATCTTGAACATTCCACAGGCGTTCTCAGCAGCCGGAACGGTTTTGGTTAATACCAATAATCAGCTGTCGTTTGGCACCGCCATATTCGTTGGTCAGGGCGATACCCTTGCAAGTTGGATCGGTGCGTTTTCGGTGTCTACGACTGGTCAACAGTCAGGTACATTCAATGGCTCTCGCACCTTGAGCATGAATTTCGCCCCTGCGACGTTTGCAGGAGCTTGCAAGACCGCATCGGCTGGTGACACAGGCGGTTCTGCTGTCGTGACAAATGGCGGAGCGGTTTCGTCGGATGCCGGTATATATTTTGGGTCCCCTTCTCCAACAAAAATTCAGATTGGCGCAAGAAACAACGCCTCCTACAGCTACGGCAACATCTCCGCTTTCGGTGCCTGGACGATTAAAGCTTCCAACACCGAGCTGCAGCGGCTGACCACCTGATGGATGCAACCACATGAACGTCGCAGCGCCCAACATCCTGCGCTTCCCGCGCGCGTGGTTCGATGCCACGCGCGACAGCTTCCAGAATTTCCTCGCCGGCTTCGGCGTGCCCGGTCGCGACAAGGCGATGTCACAGCTGTGGGCGTACTACCCGCTTACGGTCGACCAGCTCGAAGCCGCCTATAACAGCGACTGGGTGGCGCGCAAGATCATCGAAATCCCGGCGTTCGATGCGACGCGTGCGTGGCGGCTATGGCAGGCCGACAAGGAGGAGAAAAAGCAGATCGAGGACGCCGAGAAGAAATACAATCTGCAGCGCAAGCTGCTCGATGCGCTGATCAAGGCGCGGCTCTACGGTGGCTCGGCGATCATCCTCGGCGTCGATCAGGGCACGTTCCAAGAAGAGTTGGACCTCGACAAGGTCGGCAAGGACGATCTCAAATTCGTCCACGTGGTGAGCCGCTACGCGCTCGCCGCCGGCCCGACGGTCAAGGAGATCACCTCGCCGTGGTACGGCCACCCGACTTACTATCAGCGCTCTAACGTGGTGACGGTGGCGGCGCCCGGCGGTGTCGCGCCGATCGGTGAGCCCACCATGGGGCAGGCGCCGGGCGACCAGCTCTACATCCACCCGTCGCGCGTGATCCGCCTCGTCGGGCTCGACTACCCCGACATGGAGCGCGCGCCGGACGCCTGGGGCGTCCCGGTGCTGCAGCCGGTCGCCGATGCGCTCAAGTCCGCCGGCATGGTGACATCGTCGATGGCGGCGATGATCGCCGAGGCCAAGCTCGACATCATCAAGGTGCCTGGGCTCACCAACAAGATGCAGACCGCCGAAGGCACCCAGTCGGTGCTCACGCGGTTCATGCAGGCCAACGTCGCCAAGTCGTCGATCAACGCGCTGCTGCTCGACAAGGAAGAGGAATGGGAGCGCCATCAGCTGCAGCTCTCGAATTACGACAAGGTGATGAGTTCGTACTTCCTTTTGTGCTGCGCTGCCGCCGACGTGCCGGCGACGCGCTTCATGGGCCGCGAGCCCGCCGGCCAGAACGCCACCGGCGACAGCGACACCCGCAATTACTACGACCGCCTCGCATCCGATCAGAAGGTGCGCCAGACGCCCGCGCTGCGCCCGCTCGACGAGGTGCTGCTGCGCTCGACGTTCGGCCACCGCGACGATGCGTGGAGCTACGATTGGAATGCGCTGTGGCTGATGTCGGACGCCGAGAAGGCCGATGTCGAGTTGAAGAAGGCGCAAGCGCACAAGGTCGATGTCGATGCCGGTCTCCTCTCTCCGCACGTGCTGCAGATTGGCCGCGAGAATTCACTTGTGGAGTCGGGCTTCCTGTACCCGGGCATCGAGACTGCTATCGACGATGAGGCTGATTGGGACGCCGAGGAAGGTGTTCAAGAGGCACGCACAAAGGGGATGATGGACCCCAATGATCCCGACGTGATCGAGGCCAAGGGCAAGGTGGCGGCGGCCAGCAAGCCACCACCATTCGGCGGCGGCAGACCGAACGGCGGCGGCAAGCCGAAGCCCAGGCCGAACGGAGGTGGTGCGCGTGATTCGCGCAATCCCTTTCGTCGTCTCGCGAAGGACGCACCGCCGCCGGCAGTGATCTTCGAGCCGACGAAGCATCCGCACGATCCCAAGACCGGCCAGTGGGCGACCACGGTCACCGGCGATCCACTGCAGATGAACCCCGAGGTCGTTGCCGTCGGTGGCGACGATTGGAATCAGAAGACCGCGGGTCGGCTCGAATTCGAATATGCGCGGATCAAGCCAGTGCTCGATCAGCTCGCCGAGAAGGTCAGCGAGGCGGGCGAGGGCGTTGAGCTTGATGAGGATGAGGACGAAGACGAAGAGCACCACTATACGCCGGAGAGTTGGGATGAGCTGTCGAGCGATCAGCAGGAGGAGGCGAAGTCGAAGTGGAAGGAAGCCACCTTCAGTGATTACAAGGACAGCGAAATCCAAAACCAGTACGACAGCGGCTACATGCTCGAACAGGGCAAGCGCGATACCCTCACAGAGTGGAAGGATGCGCCGACCAAACACTCGACGGTGAGCGGTGAGACGCTGGAATGGCCGGACTGGGCGAGCGAGGCGATCGACGAGGTGATCGAGGAGCACGCGGAAGCGGGCAAGCGCATCCGCTTCACCAAGGATCAGCTCTTGAAGGCGCTGACGATCGACGCCGGCAAATACGACGAGTTCGGCGGTGACGGCAGCGGCGATCCCGATGTTGGCTTCGACGACAGCGAGTTGACCGATCCGGCCGGTTACGATCCGAGTGAGGTGTTTCCAGGATTCGAGAAGCTTGAGCCGTCGAGCTTCCTCACCGAGGACGAGCGCGACGACATCACCAAGGCGATCACCGACGCCTTCAACAAAGAGGGCGACAGCAAAGCCGACAAACTCGATGCCGGCGACTACATCGACGAGAGCACCATCGACGACTATCAGGACGAGACTTGGGAGCACAGCTACTCAGACCAGCAGAAGTGGGAGTATGCCGAGCAATATCTTGAGCTGGGTGAGCAGGACAGCGGCAGCTCTCGCGACAAGGCTGAGCCGGAGGTCCCGCGGATACCGAAACAATTCATGCCGCTCGCCAACTTCGAGGGCAAGGATGGTCCGCAGGATTACAAGAGCTTGCGCGCACTCTCCCATGCAATGTCGCGGGCGCGTGCGGCTGAGTTGATCGAGCAGCGCAGCAGCGCCAAGGGGCGCGACGCCGAGCTTGATGCCATCGGCATGGACAACACGCTGTGGCGCGACTGGAAGTCGTCCTCGACCTCGCCGAACGGCCGGCTATTGCAGCTCGCCATCGCCGACGAGTTGGGCGGCCGTCTCAACAAGACGCAGATCGGCGAGAAGCCGGAGAACATCTCCGGGCTGCACAAGATGGCCGAACAGGATTGGCATGGTGGTTACGATGCGGTGCTCGCCTATGTGCGCGCCAAGTGGGAAACCACGCAGTGGATGCTCGACAAGGCGAACGTCGCAATGGTCGATGTCTATCGCGGGCTGCGCATGGGCGACAAGCTCAAGAACGAGCAGACCAAAGAGATCGAGTTCAAGACGGTGACCCACGGCATCGATGCGAAGGCGAAGCAATACCCGAACGCCGTGATCCGTCGCAACGGCGCGTCGTCATGGACCACCGATCGCAACATCGCCAATGGCTGGGGCGACACCACGCTGCGCGCCCAGGTGCCGCGCACCGCGTTCGTGTCGGTGCCGGTCTATGGCCAGAACATCCACACCGAGCGCGAGTCGATCATCGCCGGCACCGCCTGGAAGGGCTGGGATGCCTGGAAGGGCGCAGCGCCCGACATCAAGGACGTTCCGATCGCACAGTGGGAAGGAGCGACGCCATGACGGTGAAGATCGACCTTCTCAAGATCGACATGGATGCCGGCAAGCACTGGATGGATCGCGTCGCCGAAGATGTGGCCAAGGCTCGGCTTGAGCTGATCCGGGTGCGAGCGCGCGCCAATTGGCTGCGCAAGCAAGGCCGCAACCCCGGTGCCGCTGGCGAGCGCGAGGCCGAGCTTGAGGCGTGGATCGCAGCAATGACGAGCGGGACGTGACATGTCGCTCATCACCGAGGCGTGGCTGTTCGATGTGTGCAAGGTCGGGCAAAGCGGCACCTGTCGCTACGCGATGACGACCTACCGCGGCTACGAGTGCGCCAAGCTGTCCGGGTTCGCCGCCATCATCGATCAGGGCGTGCTCAACGGCACCATCGCGGCCGTCGGTGACAATTGCCCTGGCATCATGATGTCGCGTCCGATCTCGCCATTACTGACGCAACAGAACCAACCTCCTGGGACATAGTGCCATGCCACTCACCTCAAAGGGCGCGACGATCATGAGCGCCATGAAGAAAAAATACGGTGAGGAAGAGGGCGAGCGCGTGTTCTATGCGTCGAAGAACGCCGGCACCATCACCGGCGTCGATCGGCTGGCGCTGTTGCTGCGAACCACCTCGCTGTCCGACGCATGGAGCGAAGAGGCGCGCGAAGCCGCGCGTGCCGCGCACCACCACGGGCTTAGCCGCGAAGAGGCCGAGGAGGTCGGCTCGTCCTACGAGGGCGCGCTGCGGACCAACGCGCGCCGCGAGAAGGCTGCGCAGAAGAACTGGCGCGAGATCAAGGGCGCGGTCGAGCGGCTACGCAAGAGGAAGCGTCACGACAGCACGATCACTGAGCGTGATCCGATGGGCCGTTTGTCTGCGACCTATAGCACTTCGTATTACGACCCGATCACCGGAGAAACCGAACACAGCGAGAGCTACCGCCGCAAACGGCGATCGAGCGTCGAGTACGACCCGTTTGGCCGTGAGGTCGCGACTTTCGAAGAGGATCGTCAAATGTCATCTCCATTGTTCTCGATGCTGGGCACCACCGCGCCGTTCTTCAGCGTCGTCAGTGATGCCGCTCCCAAGGTCACCGTGGCGCAGCTCTATGACGAGATCGAGATAGATGATGGCGCCAAGGTGACATTCACCACCGACGGCTTTCTCAAGGCGCAGCCGCGGATCGCGCGCACCGGCATCCAGCTCTATGGCGGCGAGGAAGTCGGCATGCCGCACATGGACGTGGTGCGGGTCTATCGCCCGGCGAGTGCGGTGTTCGACGCCAAGGCGATCCACAGCTACACGCATTTGCCGACCACGCTCGAACATCCGCCGGAGCCGGTGACGCCTGCCAACTGGAAGGATCACGCCACCGGCGAGACCGGCGACGAGGTGCTGCGCGACGGCGGCACCGTGCGGGTGCCGCTGATGCTGCGCGACGCCAAGGCGATCAAAGCCTGGAAGGACGGCAGCAAAAAGCAGCTCTCGGTGGGCTACGGCTGCGATCTCAAGTGGCTGCCCGGCGTGATCCCGGCGGGGCAGCCCGGCGCCGGTGAGCACTACGACGCGTTTCAGGACAACATCAGGGCAAACCATCTAGCGCAGTGCGCCGCTGCGCGAGGCGGCCCCATCCTCACGATCGGCGACAAACACAAGGAGAACGACATGAACCTTAAAACTGTGATGGTGGATGGCATCGCCTGCGAGATGACCGACACCGCTGCGCAGCTCGTGCAGAAGACGATCGCGATGCTCGGCGACCAGCTCGAAAACCTGAAGAAGAAAAAGGACGACAAGGACGACGAGTGCAAGGACGCGCTCGCCAAGCTGAAGGCCAAGGACACCGAGGTTGCGGCCAAGGACGCCGAGATCGTGGTGCTCAAGAAGGCCGTCGAGGATTCGAAGCTCAAGCCCGAGCAGCTCGACGCGCTGGTGAAGGATCGCCAGATCGTGTTCGACAGTGCCCGCCGCATTCTCGGCGACGCCTACAAGTTCGATGGCCGCACCGTCGAGGACGTGCGTCGCGACG